CCTTTTGTAACAGGTCCTCCTCCTCCGGTCCCATGGTAATATTTCACGTTGAACGCAAAATTTGAATGACTCTTATATCTCAACTGCAACTTCCACCAACCGCCATAACCACCAACATAAACACTTGTCTTGTTCTTGTAGTTTAATAGGTCAACAAAACGCTGGAGAGGGTCTGTCTCTGTGTTTTTAATGATTGCCGTTTCATGGTTTCCATAACCAATCCACAAAATATGTTCTGCGTAAGGAGACCACCAATCAACAGCATCCTCAATTACAATGTCAAGATAGTTATGTACATTGTGTTCGGGACGAATATCTTTCTTGTTTCTCCGAGGGTCCCACTTTCCTTGCATAAGACATAGGAAGTCCCCATTGATAACGATTTTTATTCCGTTCTTAACAGCGTAGTCAAGATGATTTTTTAATGTGTCTCTCTTACACTTCGGATTGTCCCAATGGATGTCGGAAATCATAAGAAACTTGTCTGTTGTTGAACACTCTGTAACCAAAATGTTTTTGCCGTACTTAGTTGTTTGCATTATTGTGAAATTCGTTAGATTTTAAAAGCGTGAAATACTCTACAAAAGATTGATATGGAGCGTCAATTATTAGAGGCTCTGTTGATCCAGTTATATATATTAATGTTCTTGAACCTATTGACGTAGAGCCATCGTTACGGAACTCCACATCAGCTTGTATAGCGGCAACCTTTGTAATATCAAAAATTATTGGAACAGAGTCTGTATACACACTTTGCCCAGGATTCGCTTCAATTTCATCTTCAGTATTCCACACCACACAAACGGTAGCGCAAAGCACAGGAAGTGGTTTTTTATCATCCTCTTCCTCTTCTCTTCTTTTCTTGGACTTAAAGAACATATTATTAATTTTATCCAAAAATACAAAAATCCCCCTAAATAAGGGGGACTTTGTTTTTATATTAGAATGGGAGGTCATCCTCGGTTTCCTTGGACTCTCCCTGCGGAACTTCTGTTTTTGTTTGTGGTATGGGTTCATCTTTTAGTTTTGATCTCCCCGATAACTGCCAAACTTGAAGAGAGTTATATACTCTTCCGTTGTACTCCCTTCCCTTTAGGTTGAATTCGACTTCGATTTCATCACCTTCCGAGAATGGGTCGATTAGGAGTGTGTTGTTATTAATGAGTTGGAACTCTACTAACTCTGGGTACTTACCCTCTAGTTCTAGGACAAATGTTCTAACAGAAAATTTGGCACTCTTGTTTTCGGTGTTACCTACCGATTTAATTTTTCCTTTTACGTTCATTGTTATATAATTTTCACAAATGTATAAAATATATTGAAAGACCCTCCAAATAGTTTTTAACATTGTTGTGTATAAAATATTTTTAAGATTTTGATTTGGATAATGTATATTTGCCAAGAATTAACACATAACAAAAATGAATGTAGATAAAAATATACCAATCCCAAGCACAAGTGGGAGAGGTAGAAAAACCGAATATGTTTTGCCGGAGATGGAAGTTGGAGACTCTTTCTTCGTTCCTGGAGAAACATCAAAATACCTTGCTAAACTTTTCTACCAAAAGAAAAAGAAGAACTACGAACTAACTGCCCGATCAATGGATGGTGGAGTTCGTGTTTGGAGAGCAGCGTAATTTTTATTATCTTTGTTTCGTTGGAGTCGAGGCCAGCAAAATAAACAAAAAATATTAGCCCTGTTGAATGGTGTGAGACCTCGACCTCCCCATTCTTCGGGGCATTTTTATCTCAAAAATTATGGAAGATTACAGTAAAATGATTGGAGTGACTCAAACTTCAATATGTCCACGAACAAGAACAAATATTTATGTTATGATAGACCATCATACTGGTCATTATAAAATAGGTAGAAGTAAAAGACCTACAGAGCGAGAGTCTACTTTACTTAGTCAAAAATCATCTATTGAACTTTTGTTTTTTTTCTCAGGTTCAATAAAACAAGAAAAAATTTTACATCAAGTTTTTGAGGACAAATGGGTTAGAGGTGAATGGTTTGCTTTAACTGAGTGTGATTTGGAATTTATTAAAAATATATAATTATGAGTGAATCAATAGCGTATTCGGTATCTATACCCATGAGTATATTAATGGACAAAAAATTATCTAGCACAGATAAATTAGTGTATGCCATGATTTGTGGGTTGTCTAAAAAAAATGGAGATTGTTGGGCTAGTAATGCATATATAGCTTCTCAATTAGACTTAAAAAAAGATACGGTAAGTAGGGTTATTTCAAAGTTAGTTGAAATTGGATATGTAAAAAGAAAGGAGTTTAGAAATGAGAATAAAGAAGTTGTCAAAAGATTGCTTTCAAGTATTCATGCTTTATCGAATGTCCTACCCGATTTTAATACTATACCCCTATTGGAGGAAAATGAAAACCCTATCGGAGAATTCTCCAATACCTCTCCTGGAAAAATCCAAGTATATATAGAAGATTATAATAAAGAAGATATTAAAGATAATAATATATCGGCAAAGCCAAAAAAGAAAGTTTTTGTGCCGCCCACACTAGACGAAGTGAAAGTATTTTTTAGGGAAAATTGGTACTCAGAAGAAGTAGCAGTTAGGGCATTTAAACATTACGAGGAGAATGATTGGAAGGACTCATATAACAACAAGGTTTTAAACTGGAAGAGCAAGATGAGGAACAATTGGTTTAAGGATCAATACAAGATACAGAATGAAACATTTAAAGTTAGGGATACATTTGGAAGCGTATTCTTTAAAACACAACAAGAAATAGATAGAGCTGAACCTGGATTTTTAAGAAAAATATGAGCAACTACCAAAAATTATCTGCCCTTGGAATTATCTGCAAGGACATCTCGGCACAACAAAAAGTAAACTGTCCGTTCTGTAAAGACACGAGAAGTAACAAGAAGGACAAGAGTCTCTCAGTAAATGTCGAGTTAGGTGTGTACAAGTGCCACTACCCAAACTGTGAATCATTCATGGGAAAGAGTGTGAACAAGTCGGACCGAAAGATTGAATACTTTGTTCCTGTATCAAAACTTCAGAAGGTGAGCGACAAGGTTCTCTCTTGGTTTGAGAAGAGAGGTATTTCTAACAATACTTTGTTGAAACTTAAAGTTACTGAAGAGGAGTGTTACTTTCCACAAGCCGGGGAGAATAGAAATGCCATATGTTTTAATTACTTCAGAGGAAGTGATTTGGTTAATATCAAGTATCGTGACGCAGCAAAGAATTTTCGGATGGTTAAGGATGCTGAGTTGATACTCTACAACTTGAATTCCATAGAGGGCTATGATTGGTGTGTAATCGTTGAAGGCGAAATGGACACCCTTTCTTTGGAGGAAGCTCAAATTTACCCTGTCGTAAGCGTTCCTAACGGGGCAACGAAGGGGAATCAGAATCTGAAATATTTAGATAACTGTATTGACGCATTTGCCGACAAGGAAAAGGTTATCATTTTTACAGACAATGACTCAGCTGGTCTCTCTCTTCGTGAGGAGTTAACACGAAGACTTGGAAGAGAAAAGATTTGGTATGTTAATATCCCTGATGGATGCAAGGATGCTAACGAAATCTTAGTTAATTACGGAGTAGAGCTTCTTCAAAAGGTTGTAGCCGAAGCCTACCAAATTCCAATAGAAGGCATTGAGAAGGTAAATGACGTAAAGGAAAAAATAACGGATATATATCTTAACGGGTTTCCTCATGGGTTAAAAGCAGGGTTTAATCAGTTTGATGAACATATCTCGTTTCGAGGCTCAGAGTTCACCATCATCACAGGAACACCCAACGCAGGAAAGTCAACTTTTCTGAACAATTTACTTGTCAGATTGTCTGCGAAACATTCGTGGAAGATAGCAATGTTTTCTCCAGAAAAGCAACCTACAGAGATACTTTTTTCTGAACTTGCTGAAATTTTTATTGGTAAGCCTTTCTTCTCATTTGTGCCTACAGCAAAGATGAGCCAAGAGGAAGTTGACAAGGCTCGTGATTTTGTAGAGGAATTCTTCTACTTCATGAAGATTGATGAGATGGACGTTACCATTGATGGCATCCTAGACAAAGCCGCTGAACTAGTTAAACGTAACGGAATCAATTGCCTTGTGATAGATCCTTGGAACTATGTAGAACATCAGGTTCCAAAAGGGATGAGTGAGACGCAGTACATATCAGAGGCACTCACAAAGGTTAAACGATTCAAGGACCGATACGGAGTCCATGTGTTTGTTATTGCTCACCCAACAAAAATTAGAAAAGAAAACGGAGTTTATGTTATGCCCACTCTTTATGACATAGCAGGGTCTGCTCACTTCTTCAACAAGTGTGACAATGGATTTGTTGCCTACCGAGATTATGTCTCTGGGCAAACTCTCATCAACATCCAAAAGATCCGTTGGTCCTTCATAGGAAGAGTTGGAGAAGTTCCCTTTGTGTACGATGTAAAAACAAAAAGGTTTGCAGAGATTGGAGATGATAGTAATGGAATCCTATTAGACGAATACGAAACAAGACAACAAGCTTATGAAGACGAAGATATACCATTCTGATCCTGCTTTTCAGTATGGCCTTCGACAAGTCGCAATTACTAAACTCAAGGATGGTGAGTTAATTGGTTCAAAACAAGACTTTTACGAAAACATTGAGGCTGTTTATATCTGTGTTGATAAAAAATATGTTGAAATAGTTGAAGTTTTATTTGGATTTTGTGAAAAGAATGTTAGATATTTGCGGAACAATAACATTATATCTAAAGAAGTAAAGGATGAAATTAAAACTAAAGCGAGTAAGAGGACTTGTAAAGAACTTGGCATCGACAAGCCAATCAACTCTAAAAATTACAAGCACAAATATTTTCAAAATCTGTACAAGTTCGTCTACTGGGATTTTATCCAAAGACACACACTAGAACAAATTCAAGAAATTTTTAATAACCTAAAATAATAACAAAAACAAAAATGGAAGTTCAAGCGGAAAAGAAGATTCATTTTGGAGACATCTTAGAGTATGTGCCAAATGATCGTAAAGAAAGATTCATTAGTGATTTGGTTCTCTATGTACCTCACTTAAAAGAAGAGGCTGATAAGTTTAGCCATGTAATTCACAATGTTGCTATAGGCACTAATATGAGGAACTACATCGACCTTGTAAAAGATGTTGCCTTAAAAGTTTACAACGCTACAGGGGAAAAGAATAGGAAGAGAGAAAATATTCTTTACAGACAGTTAGTGTACTGGATGATGTATAAAACATTACCTGTGACATTGGGTGGTATTGGTAGTGAGTTTGGAAATAAGAACCACGCAACTATTTTGCATGGCATTAAGATGTTTGAAAACACAATGGAAACATCGTGGAAAGACAGGATGGTAGTCCAATACTTTGTTGAGAGGATGGAGGAGCTTGGATACCCACAACCTAGACAAGCATACAGAGAATTATATTTTAAATTAAACATTCAACACTAAATATTATGGAAATCACAATTGAAAAGCCGCACCAAACTATTTACCACTTTAATGGTGAGGTTATTTTAGACATGAAGTATGAATACACACTTACCAAGATTGTTAATTTTGCAGGAACATCATATGAGGTAGAAGCTCACCCATCTTCAAGCGAAACAAATTGGGGAAGTTGGAACGAGTTAAAAAAACAATTTGTTGAGGATATCATTGTTAAACACTACGAGACACATGGAGCAGAATAGTACCCACAACGTAGATCCTCACTACGAAATCAAAGACTCAAAGATTCTCACCAAATTATTTGAGGACCTT